GAACAACTAACATAGCAACAACTATTTTAACCTATTTACGTACATAATTAATTCAGCTAGGATTGGTTAACTAAAGATCAATGGGGCTAGACGGATGAAGATTATTAGGTGTGAAGTTTGTTGTGGTAGAAAAGTGATCAACGGATTAGGCGGGATGGAAAAGAAGTGCCATGAGTGCAAAGGGGTTGGGCATGTTGAGCATATAGAAGATGAGATTGAGTATTTGAAAAAGTCTGATGTGGTTACAGATAGAACAGAACAAGACACAAAACTAGCTGTACCATCCAATGCTTTTGCTTTGATATTTCCATCTGAAGTAAAAAAAGATGTTCCAAAAAACAAACCAGGAAGAAGACCGAGGTTAGAAAATGGCAAAAAATAAAGGTGGTCGACCTGAGATAGAATTGACAGATGCGCAGATTAAATTGGCTCATGAGCTTTTAAAAGTTGGCGCTTCCATAAAGGAAGTAGCTGCTAACTTAGAAATAGGTAGAACAACTCTTTATGAAATCATAGAAAGAGATGCAAAGTTTGCGAACACCATAAAGAAAGGTGTTGAATATTCTGAAGCATGGTGGGAAGCAAATGGAAGATTAAATATACACAACAAAGAATTCAATTCCACTCTCTGGTACATGAACATGAAAAACCGTTTCGGTTGGAAAGATAAAACAGAATCAACCGTTACTGCTACTGTTAAGCATGAAGATGCTTTGAAGGAATTAGAATGATGGATGTATTTAAAACATACGAAGAGCTGATTGATGCTAGACTAAAAATAAAACAATTAGAGAATTGTATAGCCACAATAAAGCATAAGCTTGAAGGCGCCTTGTGGATGATTAATTACATAGAATCTAATTTTTCATGCGAAAATAAAGAAGGTGGATAGCATGTATATGGAAATGGATTTCAGCAGCATTACAGAAATCATGATATTGAAAAGAGAAATTAACGAATTAAATGAAAGGGTTTCTCATATTGAATATATAAATTCTGCCACGTATGGAATAAATGAAGCAATAAAGGATTATGAGCGAGAGAAGCATGAAAAAGAACAGAAGAATGCCTCACAACTATAAAAAACAGGCTGATTACTTAGACAGACAGCTAACCGGCAATAGCAGTTACTGGAAGAAAAGTGAGTTCAAGACCGTATGCGAAAGACATTACGACGTTTTGCAAGATTTAATCCATCCATATGAACTAAGGGAGTTTGAGCAATGAGCAATGTAATCGATTTACCGAAAGATTTAGTGGATACCCTACATGTGAAAAAAGAGTCAGCAGTAGATGACACAGTAACTAGAGACGACTTTGATCGATTAAGAAAGGAATTCAGCGCAGTAACAGATTACGTTCATGAACAAATGAAAGCTACGAATGAAATCATGAGCAAGCTAGTTGATTTGCAGTCAGGTAAGAAAGAAATTCCAGTTGAAGTGGATGAACATAAGGCTCACTTTGATCAAATCCTAAAAGAACATGGTTTAGAGTTCCTAGTTTACAACATGTCAAAGAACATCGATTACTTCATGGGAGCAACTCAGCACAATATTAAAACATTAGCAGAAAAGCTTGATGTTACTGTTCACACTATTCCTGAGCTTGAAATGAAAGATGATGCTGTAACTCATTAGGTGAGAAATTCTATACTGCGTCAAATGAGAGAATTAAAGGATAGCAACATTGAAGAAGACAATTAGAATTTTCCCTAACCTTTTTGGCGGCGTTGGCGTCACACAACAACTAAGTGTCGAAGTTGGATTGCTGGCAGGAAAATTAACCTCTCTCCAGCTGGAGCATGATTTATTGTTAGAAAAACACATGGATCTTATTAAGCAGCTTAACAGTAAACACGAGTCTATTTCACGAGCATTATTGCTTCTTATGGAACATGTAGAAGATCGTTGCGGTAGCATTTATTAATGGACGCTAAAGAAAAGGAAATTCGACTCAAGCTTAGGGATAACTTTCCGCATTATGCTAAGAAGTGTTTGAAGATACGCACGAAGGAAGGGGCTGTTGAGTCATTCACCATGAATAAGGCTCAACAGCATATTCATGAGCGCGTAGAGTTACAAAAAGCTTTAACTGGGAAAGTTAGAGCAATGATCGTGAAAGGGCGACAACAGGGATGTTCTACTTTGATATCTGGACGCTTCTACCACATTACATCACATCATCGTGGCAAGCAGGCGTTCATTCTTACCCATGCATTAGACGCTACAAACAATTTATTTAAAATGGCTCAGCGGTACCATGAGCATTGCCCACCCCCAGTTCGACCAGAAGTAACCACTAATAACTCGAAAGAGTTAATATTTGGTGAGCTGGATTGCGGCTATAAGGTCGGTACAGCAGAGAATAAGTCAGTAGGTAGGTCATCTACCATTCAGTTGTTTCATGGCTCAGAGGTGGCTTATTGGGCTAATGCTTCAGAGCATGCTAAAGGGATCATGCAGGCTGTTCCAGACCAGCGTGGCACCGAGGTATTTCTCGAGTCTACTGCTAACGGTGTGGGCAATTACTTTCATGAGCAGTGGCAACTAGCCGAAGCCGGATTGTCAGATTTCATTGCTATATTTGTGCCTTGGTTCTGGCAAGAAGAATATTCACGGGATGTTACTGAAGATTTTCAAGTAACAAATTCAGCGTTAGAGTTGATGTCGTTACATGGATTAACACATGGACAGATAGCATGGCGCAGGGCAAAGATTAACGACTTGTCAGTGGGTGGCATGAATGGAGAAAAGTCATTCATGCAAGAATATCCTTGTACATCTACCGAGGCATTTCAAACTACCGGTGAGGATAGCTTTATCAGCCCTGAAGTTGTCATGAGAGCCAGAAAATGTAAGGCTGAAGACCATGGCGCATTAGTAATTGGCGTTGATCCTGCGCGCTTTGGTGACGATAGATCATGCATTATCAGAAGAAGGAATCGAAAAGCCTATGGCCTGGAATCATATGTTAAAAAAGATACAATGGAAATTACGGGCATTGTTCATCGGATTATATTGGAAGAACAACCTCATAAGGTATTTATCGACGTGGGTGGTCTCGGAGCTGGGATTGTTGATCGCTTATGGGAGCTGGGTCACCGTGATATCGTGGTTGCTGTTAACAGCGGAAATACGCCATTAGATCAGAAATTGTACTTAAACAAGCGTGCTGAGATGTGGGGAGTGTGCAAAGCATGGCTTCATGAAGAGCCTTGCGAAATTCCTGATATAGATGCATTACACGCTGATTTATGCTCTCCAAGGTACAAATATGACTCAAATACTCGTATAATCATCGAGAAAAAAGAGGATATGAAGAAGCGAGGCATTAGAAGTCCTGATTGTGCCGATGCCCTATGTTTGACGTTTTCTTATCAAATTAATCCATCAAGTAATATACAAAGAAAGAAAACTGCGCTAAAAATAACTGAAATTACAAGAAAAGTGGCTGATATCAGAAGGAAATCACATGCTTCAGCAAGGTAATGACGATTTAGAACAAGAAATGAACAAGTTGGGATTGGGCTATGACGAGCAACAAGCTGTCCATGGTTTAATTAAAAACTCTGGTTATACATACGAAGAGATGTTGGCTGATTACAGTAGAGCTGGCGCAAGATTGGTTTACAACAAGTTAAGCAAGAAATTGAATATAGAAATAGCACCATAATTAAAAAAAACCCTGCTCGGCAGCAGGGCAATATATGAACACTCTCAAAGACACTATCACTAACGAAAATTTGTGTATATGGGATGTTTATGGCCACTGCCGAGATAAATCAGGAATCGTTACAGCGTATTAAAAAGAATGTAGAAAAGTCATATGTGAACTTTAAGCACAATTATGACCGGTTTCATAAGTTCCAAAGGTTTGCGTTTAAATCTAATTTAACCGGTGACGATGTCACAATGCTCCAGTCATTTGGCAAGCCAGTGATTGAGGCCAATATCGTAAATGCGTATATCTCACGTTTATGTGGTGAGTACTCTAAACAAGAACCTTCTATCACTGTCAGGTCTGACAATGGTACGCCAGTTGATGATCAGACATTAAAGATTGTAGAAGACCATCTACGTCACATCATATTCGAAGCCAATAAAGACAATACCCAATATCATTTATATCGAGACCAGCTAACAGGTGGCTTTGCTACTGCAAAGGTTTACACCGACTGGGCTAGCGATATGTCATTCGATCAAGTCATCAAGGTTGAGCGTGTTCACATGCCAACCTTGTGTGGCTTTGATCCGTTGTCTAAAAAGATTACTAAGTCAGATTCTGAGTACTTCTTTGAAATATACCCGATGTCTAAGACTGAGTTTGAAACAACATTCCCAGATGTTGACTTAACTGACATGAAATTTATACGCGAAGAGAGCGGATTTAATTGGTCATACAGTGACCAACAAGAGAAAGACGTCATTATTGTATGTGACTATTATGAGATCAAACGAAAGAAGCAGAAGATAGTTAAGTTAGCTAATGGCGATGTGATGCCACTTAAGAAATACAAAGAAAAACTAGCAGAGTTTAACGCCCAAAACCATTCAGAAGTTGCCCCTGCGATAGTTCAGACTCGAGAGGCTGAAGTTAAGGCATTCTGCCGTACACGGTTAATAGGAACAAAAATTATACAAGAAAAGGATTTGGATTTTAAATATCCATCTTTAGTGTTCTTTGATGGCGACTCAATTCAGATCAAAGACGATGATGATGCAGCATTTTGCCAGTTCACCAAGCCATATATTTATCACACCGAGGGTATGCAGCGTTTAAAGAACCTCGCAATGCAGTGCTTAGCTAATGACTTAGAAGACATGGTGATGCACAAGTTTATGGTGCCTAAGTCCGCCATTCCTCAGGAAGAAGAATATCTTGAAGCTTATAAAAACTTCCAGAAAGCGCAAATAATGGTCTACAATGATGTTGATGAGACAAACCCTGATAGACCTGTTTCACCCCCAACTCCTATCCAAAGATTAGAGCCACCAGCTATCGTAACCAATACGTTTACTGTTGCTGATCAAGCTATGCAGGGCATCTTGGGTAGCTATGATGCGGCGCTAGGAATTAATGACAATCAATTGTCGGGGGTGGCAATTGTTGAGGCCGCTACCCAGTCAAATGCTACTGCAATGCCATTCGTCGTAAACAACATGGCTGGATGGACACAAATAGCTCAGATAGTCGTTGATCTTATGCCTAAGTATTACAAGACTGCTCGCACCATTCCTGTCATAAATAAGGATGGAGAGAGAGACTACGTCAAGATAAACCAAGAAGGTGGAGTCTCATTTAACTATGATGAAAACTCTCTTCAGGTTCAAGTAGAGGCTGGTGTTAACTTTGCTATTGCCAAGAACAGAGCCTTACAGCAAATCATTGCCTTGATGAGCTCGTCTAAGCAATTCGATGCGTTTATGAATGAGGAAGGATTGGAAGTTCTATTGGATAATATGGAGTTCAGAGGTGTTGATATTCTTCAAGACAAGGCTGAAAAGTTCGTTGAGAAGATGAAGGCTATGCAAGCCAAAGCAATGAATCAACCAAATCCTGATCAACTAAAAGCACAAATCGAACAAGGTAAACTGCAAATGAAAGGCGCTGAATTGCAGGCTAAGCAGCAGATGAATCAATCTCAATTGCAAGCTGATATGGCTAAAATGCAAGCCGACATGATGAAGGTTCAGGCTGACCTTAAACTTTCTAGCGATCAGAATATGCGTGAAGCAATGAGAGTTGATAATGAGCACAAGGTTAAAGTTCACGATCAATTACTCAAGCATGAAGACCAGAAACATCGTCATGCGAAAGAGGTGATCGAGACAGCACATGGAATTCATGTTGCTAAGCAAGATCATGATGCAAGAAAGAGTGAATCGATGTAGAATTTCACTCATGGAAGTAGCGGCGTGGATAGCGACACGTATTATCGACGGATAAGATTGACGTATGCTTGGCTGGAGCCGGCCGTCTGGTTCGAATCCATTAAGATCTAGCCGGTGCAATTCCGGCCTGCTTCCACCATATAAAACTGCCTTCATAGTTTAATTGGGAAAATAGGTGTTTTGTAATCATCGGTTCCGGGTTCGATTCCTGGTGAAGGCTAAATGAATTGATTGGAGTTAATATGGAACCTTTGCGCCATATATATAATAGAAAAAGTATGCTTGGTGATGACGAGAACATTTATTCTGACGACATCGATAAGAATATGCTTAATATTCCTGGTGTGGAGTCTTGCGATATTTACGAAGCTAACGATGATGATGGGGAAAGACTTTACTGGGCAATTGAATTTACTAGCTGGAGTAGGTCTCAAATGCTATTTAAATACTCGCCATTGATACACAAAGATGATTTTATGAGATTTTGCGATCCTTTAATAAAAGATTTAGAGGCCTATCGTCGTTCACAAATGAATTAACTAGAGCATTAGTTGTTGATTTTGGTTATAAGGCAGATAAGGATTCAGTTACCCGGAAATTCCGGATAACTGAAAGAAGTACCACCCACGCCTTCTAAGACATTGTTTTAGGGTAATAGTTCTATAATGGGCGAACCAGGGTATATAAAGCGACGATACTGAGCCGACCGAGATATCGAAGTAGCTCGGCCACCAGATAAGTGTATGTGGAAATTGCTACTATAAAAACATCCGCTTGGGAAAATAGCTTTATACGGAGAGCCTGACTCTAGGGTAAGCAGGCGCTAATTTGTTTAGATTGCGATGTACTTCAAGGGTAGAAACCCGGGCTAATAACCCGGGAGCTGCTGGTTCGAGTCCAGCCATCGCTTAAAATTGAGATATAGCATAGCGGTAATGCGCGTGGCTGTTAACCACGTTATCAAGGTTCGATTCCTTGTATCTCAGAAGATTCTCAGCCATCCTATTATGGCAAAGAGTCGGTCTAGGTTTATTCCGATGAGAATAAAATAAACCGCATTAATATATCAATATTGACCGAATATTGGATTTGCTAGAAATAAACTAGCAAATTGCTAGAAAAAAACTAGCAACTGTACAAATCCTCTCCATCAATTCTATATCCTTTGAAAAAAACGATGCCAAAAGTGAAAAAGTGAAAAGATGAAATTAAATTTCACTTTTTCATGTTATTGATTCTAATGGCAATTAAATCATAAAGACCAATCGAAAGTTGTTGATATTTATTGTTCATCCTTTGATGATCCTATATCAAATCAAAACCACCCCAATATCCACCCCAATATCCACCCCAATATCCACCCAAAATTTGACCCCAAACAGAAATATGCAATCAACTAATATCAATCAGTATCAAATAATATCAAATACCGTTTGACACAGTTCTGCGCTATTTCTAACCTGTATACATATAAGCCATTTCATGGCCGTCACCAGACGATAAATGGGCACTAACCTAGCTGTAGGGGAAATCAGCCGAACTCTTCGTTATGAGGCATTAACCGTGATGGGGTCAAAAATCAAAGAGGTTTTAAATGAACGATGAAACTCAAGTAATTGATACAGGTATTGAAACGCAAGAACAGGCTCCACAGGTAGAAAGTAGTCCAGCTCCGGAAGTTGTGGAAACACAAACGGAGAAAATGATACCGCAATCTCAGCTAGAAAAGATTGTAAAGCTAGCTAAGCGTGACTCAGAAAGATCGGGTTACGAGAAAGCTAGAAATGAATATGCAGGTTATCAAGCTCCACAAGAGCAGCAAGCACCTAGCATGGGCGGTATGATTCAAATGACGCCAGAGCAACTTGAACAGCGGATTTTAGAAACCGCCAACAAGGTAGCCACTAGACAGATGGCGGATACGATTGAAAAGGACTTTTACCGAAGTGTGGATGAAGCGAAAGACGCCGATCCTGAGTTTGCGATTAAATATGACAAGTTAAATATTGAGCAGCACCCAGAGTTAATACTTTGGACGCATGGGATGGAAAATCGAACCAAGGTCTTAGGAGATCTTGCCGAAAATCCTACCAAATTTGCCAATATTTTAATGCTAGCTAAAAGCGGTTTAGGTGAACTTGCTAAAGATGAGCTAAGGAAAATATCCTCATCTATGAAAGCCAACCAAGAAGCGCTAAAGCAACCTGTAGCCAATGAGCCATTAGATCATTTGAAGCCGTCATCGATAGGCACGGATAATGGCTCAATGACTGTTAGTGATTTTAAATCTCAATCTTGGTTGAGAGGCTAAGTCTCTAAAAAAAGCGGTGAGGCCATTATCTCGAATAATTTAATTTATTGGAGATTCAACAATGGCTTCAACCGCATTACCAACTAATATTTTACAAAACGTACAAACGTACCAAAAAGCTGAGTTAGCTTGGATGCTTAACTCATTTGCATTTCTTAACCGTGCAAATAAAAAGTTTAAGGACTTTAATACATCCGCTCCGGCAAACCTTGGCGACACCATTACATTTGATAAAGCACCTCGCTATATCACTTACAATGGACTTGTAATCACTAACCAACAATCCGCACAACGTGTTCAATCATTAGTTTGCTCTCAAGCTGTCAATACTTCTGCTGGATATACCGACCAACAATTCATATTTAACGCTCGTGATTATATGGAAAGATGGGGCATGTCCGCTGCAAAAGAAATTGGTACAGCTGTAGAGGCAGATTTGGCGCTAAATGCAGTAAGTGGCGTGCGCGTACTTGATCCGCAAAATAGCAACTTTGGTTCATTGCAAACTGATTCGGGCCCGTATCGTTTCTACGGTGATGGCGTTACAGCAATTAACTCTTATGGCCAGCTAGCTCAAGCTCTTGCTAACTTCCGTGACTTTGGCGCTGCCTCAGATAAAACAGAAGCTTATTTGCCAATGGCTAACGTACCAGCAATTATCTCAAGCGGTTTATCGCAATTCGCTACAAACCGTAACAATGAGATTGCTAACAGCTGGGAATTAGGCCGTTTCTCTGAATGTGATTGGTTCCAATCTAACTTACTACCAACTCATATTTCAGGAACAATCGGTAATACTGCCAATCCAAACAATATCATGACATTGGTCAGTACTAACGATCCAACTGGTGCAAATGTTACTCAGTTGACTTTCACTGAGCCAACAGGCGGAACAGATGCAAGCGCTATCAAAGCTGGTGATTTATTGCAGTTTAATGATGGTGTTTCTGGCAAGCCAAACATGCGCTTCTTAACATTCATTGGCCACAAGCCTACGCAACAAGCTGTTCAGTTCCGCGCTACCGCAGACGCTGCAACAGTTGCAGGGACAGTTACAGTTAGCATCTATCCTGCATTAGTTTGGGCTCAGAACGAAAACCAAAACTTGAATAACGCTTTATCTGCTGGCATGAAAGCAACACCGCTTCCATCACACAGAGCAGGCTTGATTCATTCCGGTAACCAGT